AGGCTGTCGAAGTCTGTGTTGATCTTCGTTCCCCACGTATCCTCTGACGCGCCTACCTCTGGCTTCGTTAAGCCATATGCCGTTGTTGTCGTATCTGCCATGTTCTATCTCCTATGCCGCATCGGCCCAAGTTTCGCTTGAAGCTGATGCCGGTGTCCAATCCGTCGATGTGGGGGATACAGCCGCCCAGCTTTCTGGCGTGCTGCCTGCATCTTGCCACGTTTTCGTGTTTTCCGCAACAGGCGTCCACGTCTCAGGCGTGTCAGGTTCAGGTTCCCACTTTTTGCGACCATTTGCGACCACAGACGCCGCGCACACGATGGTCGCGCTGTCGCTCTGCACGCGGTTGCATGTGGCGCTGACAGTTGCTACGCAGGCGGCGGTGGCGCTGTCCTGATATACTGCAACGGCGCTTGCCGTTGTGGACGCCTGCACAGCAATGGCGGCAGCGCCATCACGAACCCTCAGACCAGACGCAGCAACAGATGCAGCAGCGGATATGGCAGCGGAGCCAATATGCACGCGCTGAGCGGCAGCCGTAACGCTGGCAGACGCCGCAATCGTGGCAGACGCCTCCCTGACGCGCGTGGCAGACGCGGCAACGGATGCGGCGACGGCAATGGTGGCGCTGCCCTCTCGAACGCGATCAGCAGCAGACGCGGTGGTCGTAACCGTCTCAATGATCGACGCCGCACCGCGAACGCGCACAGACGCAGCAGCGGTGGCAGAGGTGACGGCAATAATGGAGGCAGCGCCAATAATAGCGCCGTCGAAACCGTAATACGCGCTGCCGTAGGTGCTTCGCCCGTTGCCGCTGCGATACGTCATTAGTCTAGCGTGATGTCGAGATCGCCCGCAGGAATGCGGAACACGTCGCCCGTGTCAATCGTTTTATTGGCGGTCAGGTTGGCGTAGGCCAGCAGATTGCCGCCAGATGACGCGTCAAATATGCCGACGGCAACAACGGTGCCATATCCTGCCGTGGCAACGGGCCACTCTTCGGCGGCGCTATTTGTGGCCGTGTTGCCTGACACGGTAAACGCTGTGGCTTGGCGCACGTAGCCCCCGCCGGATACCTCTGTGCCGCCGCCAGTATCGTCAGGCGCAACGGTGTACAGCGCGGTGTGCCATTCTGTCGGGCGTGTCGCGCTGTCGGTGGTAAACGACCATGTTAAAACGGTTGTCTCGAAGGTGTTGGTGAAGCTCATCTCAATACGCCTTTATCTTCATGCGGCGACCAGATCCGCCGAATTTCGCTTTATCATTGTCTGCGTTTATACCACCAATCGCGTTGCCATACAAAGATGACCACACTTGCAGGCGCGCATCGTCTTTCAAATACGGCGCAGAATGCGATAGAGCGCCATACAAATAAGCGTCAGGGAAGTATTCCAACAGCCAGTTTGACGTGTTGCTGTCAGACAACGCGTCGATCTTGGCGTAGTAATACAGCTCCGTCGAATATGTGCCATCGGGAACGGGAAACACCTCGATCTCGCCAGCCGTGATCGCGTAGTAGCGTGGCTCGTATGTAGCGTTGGCCGTGCGGCGCTTGCGCTCCAGCAGTTGAAACTGGCTCAACAGCTCAAGCGGCTGCGTGTTGCCCGACGTAATATACATCCGTATGACCTCGTAGAAGTCGGCAGGCACGGCGCTGTATTGCGTGTCGATGTTGGCGTTGGCGCGCTTCTCCTGACGCCAGTGGCGTATCTGGCGGTTCATGTCTGCCTCGGCCAGCGAAATAAACGTCGGGATGACGCTCGTCAGGTCATCGCGGTCAAGGAAGTCTGCGATGCTGGATTGCAGCTCTGCGTATGTTGTTATGGGCATTAGTCTAACAATCCTCTTCTGCGCAAATATTCCTCTATGCGCTCAGCCTGCTTATCAGATACACCAGATTGCGCCAAAAGGCCACCAATAGGCGATGCGTTGGCGGCAGACAGGTTGCTCAGGTGGGCGAACTCAGGATCAAAGCGGGCGAAGCGTGAGCGTATATCACGCGCATCAAAAGTTGTTTGGACTTTTGCGCCGGTTGGATCTGTTGTTTGAAGATCCATGCCAGAAAAGCCTTCATCTTTTGCGGCTTGAATATTCTTTCTTACATTTTCAAAATATAAATTTTCACCCTTTGCTAAGTCAGAGGCTGGCATAGCCTTCCTGTTGCCGCGTAAGAGCAACGGCAAAACTCCTGAGCCGACTGGGGTAGAGTCATAAGGCATATCACTACCCGCATAACCTGATGCAATTTTCGGCGTGTCAGTAGAATAAATAGCTTTGCCGCCTAAACCTTCCTTCATAAACTCTGGATTAAATCTATCCAGATTAGCCGCTTTTGTGCCGTGATATGAAACATTACCAACGCCAAACCCAGCGGCCTCGGCACGCGCCATCCGCGATGCTTCGTCCATCGGCAGCGGCGTATTGGCAAACATATACTGCGGATCTGCTTGCGCCATCATCTCGTCGGTCACTTCTGACGCGCGGCCCTGTGCGCGCAGCTCCAGAATGCGCTTGGCCATGTCCTGCGCTTCAGACGCAGCCGTCGTCAGCAAGCCAGTAGACTTAGAGGCGTTGGCGGCTGTGGTGTCGTAATCGCGCAGAATATCAAAAAGAATTGATTCGTTGATCTGATCTTCTATGTCCTGCTCGTCTTTGCTTAACTTTCTTTCTGGCTTTCGATAGCCGCCCAAAGGCAAAAGATCACTTGATGGCGCAGCCGCTTGAGTAATTGGAGACACAACGCTGTCAGGCATTGAGTAAACCATGTTTTCATCTTCGTTAATTACTCTGACCGGAATATCTTTTGGGTCTACATAATCAAAGCTATTCGGGTCTAAGGCTTCACCCCAGCGGATAGATGGGCCGCCGCCGCCTCCTGTCATATTTAAACGAACTGGAACGCTCTCAACGCCAGCCTCAGCTAAAGCCATCATGCGGTTACGGCCCTCGTGGCCAACAACCTTAGCGTTGCCTCCACCTTGATTTTGAACGCTTAAAAACGGGATGCTTTCAAACTGCGTACCCTCTCGCAATAATTTGCGTGTTTTTTCTGTTTTTTCGCCAGCAGTGGTTTTTTTAGCCAACGCCAAAAAATCTTGAGGCGACATATAGGTCAAGGTTTCACGGCTCTTAGGGTTCCGAGCTTGCCGCGTGTAAATGTCAATTTCATCTTGCGCAAAAAACTTGTCACCACGCAACGCATTCGCGCCCACAGCGCCACGCGGAACGCCAACAGCGCCGCCGCCCGCCATAGCTAAGCCCCCAACGCCAAGCGCTTCGCTTATCATGTCTTCCTGCGGGATCGTGCCGCGATATGCGGAGATCGGCGCGTCAAAGGCTTTGGCAGCGGGCGAAAGCAGCCCCACAAGCATGTTGCCAATACCTTCATACCGCAGCGTGTCGGTGCCATACACTGGCTCTTTCGACAGCAGCCCGCCAAACACGGGGCGGCGGCCTTCCGCAGCCAGCTCGCTCTGCTGCTGGCGTGCCATGTCGTACAGTGCAGAAAAGATGCTCTGCTCTTCGCGTAGGCGTCTTAACTCTTCAGCGGTGGCCATATCAACAATCCCATGCTTTGCGCGACCAGTAGTTCGCGCTCAACTTGCTCGACGTACCCTTGATGCCGCCGGAGCGTGCGCAGTAGGACGCCTTGCGTTTCGGCTGATCCTTCTTGATGGACATGTTGGGGTCGCCAAAGTTGATCTTCTTCACCGTGTCGCCCTCAACCGCCAGCACCTCAAACTTCTTCGGCCCACCGCGTCGCGGCTTATTCACCGCCGTAAACCCGTGGCGCTTCTTCGCGGATGCGATCTTCTCTGCCCTCGTGCGGCTCATTACGCGGTCTTCTTCCTCGCTGCTTTCTTTTTCGACGTTCCGCGCGCAACTTTTAAATTGCTCCACGCATTCGGATATTTTACGCCACGCCTTGCAGACATCGCCTTTGCACTCGCTTTTTGCTTCGCCGTCAACTTAGCCATCTAAGCTCCTTCGCCCCACTGGACGCATTTATAATCCGTTGCGCGGTATGCAGGAAACATCTGCTGCGCGTATTTCAGCCCGCTCGGTATGGACTGTATGCACTGGCTCTCGCTCTGCATCACGGGGCTGCCAAACGAAAAACAACCACCCTCGACGCTGCAAAGCAAAAGCAGCGCCGTCCACATCACTTCTTGGCCTTCTTCTTAGCCGTAGAAGACAATTCCTTTGCGTGATAGACGTATTTGCTGCCCGCCGTGTGACGCGCGCCAGACATTAGGCGACCCCTCGCATCCTTGTGCGTAGCGCCCTTATGCTCGGTGCCATCACGAAAGTAATGTTTCTGACCCTTTGCCATTACTTTTTCTTGCCGCCCTTCTTGCCGCCTTTTTTCATACCGCCAGATTTTGAGCCGTAAGTCATATCGTAACCTCCGTTATATCTTCCAGCATAATAACATTAAAACGCCAAAAAGAAACCCCGCGCGCGCAATGGGAGGTGCGCGGCGGGGCCAAGGTGCGCGAGACAGGGAGGAAACTCGCAATGAAGCATAGATAGCGCGAGCAGGTGCGCTTGTCCATGTGGGGGTAGCGTAAACGCTTTTACGCGGTCACGCAATCCCCTGCAGGTTGCGCTTGATCGCGCCACGCCAACGTGACATCGGCCCGCTCAGGGCCGTTGCCGCGTCTGACGCCATCGTCAAGCACACGGCGTCGGCAAGGTCAGGCGAGCGCAGGCCGCGCTTGCGCATGGCGTCCTTGCTCTCGGCAGCCATCTTCCCAGAGGACGTGAACGCGTAGCGGATGCCGGTCAGGTCAGCCAGCAGCTCGTCGTCGCTGGGCAGCTTGCAGCTACGATCCTCCAGCCACGCCTTGCACTTAAACCACAGCTCCGTGCGCA